CGTCGGTCCAAAGCCCCGTGGATACGTTGGTATAGCTGAAAGTTGCCAACAAGAAGGTCAAAGGCAGTTAAGCCATAGCCTCCTTCTTGATTTTCAGCTAGTGCGCCTCGCGGGAGGACGGAGAGAAGCCAAGCCTTATGGCTCTTTTTCTTAATCCTAACGGGCACATAGTTAATGTGTTCCACTAGAAATCCCTCCACGTGATACGAAGCTTTACTGGGATTCGCTTCCGCGAAACCCATTATCAGCCCAGTGTCGCCGAACTGAGGGGGTACTTTACACTTGCGCCAGAAATATGGCACTCGCTTAGAGTACTTATCCCACAGGTCTTTGAACCTGGCATCACAACCGAAATGGCCTGCGCGATTCTTAGCCCAAAGGCGAAGTTTGTTGCAGATCTGTAAGGAGTAAGGAATGGGTTCCTCACTCCCTTTCAGATAAAAGGGACGAACGTTCGTACCCTTAAACCAATCGGAACCGCAAGATTCGAAAAAGTTCCCGTCCAGGAAACTTTTCGAGGTGTTCACTCTAAACCCTAAGAAGTTCAGAGTGTTGATCACGGTATCAGCGTATTCTCGTGGGACTATAAGATCATCCCCGTAGACGCCAACATCGCTCAGTCTTGCCTTCGGCACAATACTACGAATTACAGAGTAAAACAAAAGGCTCTCTAACTCGAACGTATAGCCGTTACCCATTGACGAGAACTTTTCAAGTTCATGCCAAGCACCGCCAATTAATGCGCGGTGGGATCGGACTAAGCATAGTAGCTCAATCCAGTCTGGGGGAAAGTACTGAAGAACGATCTCACTAGCCAGGGAGTCGGAAGCTTGACTCAAATCAATGGTCGCAAGACCACGGAGATGAGCTTCGCTAGCTAACCTCTGGTTGTGAGTTTGATCATTCAAATCAACGCCAAAACGGTTTAACCTACTACGGAGGTACTTACCAATACCTAACTGAACATACATATTCAGCGTCGGTTCGGCGCATATTCCGCGGTCAGTCTTGGCCGTCTTGGGAACGGTAGTGAACTTGTTGCCGCCTACAATCGTTGCGGGTTTACGATTGGCAGAATGCCAATTTTCGCCCATAATAGATTTGTAGTAAGGGTACAAGTCGATGGTCAAACTAATTGACTTATCGAACTTATCCGAACGAACAAGGCCTCTACCACGTAAGGTAGCTGTAGCTCCTGGTCCATGTCTCATGTTGTCATCAATAAAGCCGATGGCAGCCTGATCCAGAGGGCCCAGGATCCGGGAGATATTCATCTTGAGCTCTCGCTCAATATAAACAGGCTCCCTACGCAGTTTTTCATTCACTGCGTAACAGCTCAGCTCGGAGACCCAAAAGGCCTCTACAGCTCGATCTACTTTATCAATGCCTAATGGCAAGTTAGGACTTTTTCTCAGGATTTCCGTCACTAAGTAATCGTCGGCGAAATTGCCGGGATGACTATAGAGCGACGGGTCCATTGATAGGTCCATATACTCGTTATAAGCATTGTGTTTGATCATTAAATACACCGCAAGTGATCGCGGCGAATCGATGACCTCACATAGATCGCTTACAAACTCCGTCTCAAGAATAAGATCCTTGGACATGCTAGCAACTCGATTGTCTAACATAGATTCCTCCCAATGTCTCTTCGTTCGGTCAGGATGACCGGTTACGAATTAACTCAGCTACAAAAGATACCAACTTTTGCAAGTACTGAAGTACAAGCATCCAGTCGGCGGTCTTGAACGTGACCATGAATCAATACTCAGGGTCAAGTGTAGAAGAGTATCCCTTGATCACCGCATTAGCGTGAGCCGATGCGATAAGCGCTGCAAAATGAGCGCGTTCAGTGGATGACATGTCGTCAGGTATAATGTTCTCCGAGATATGACGGGCGGTGGAGCGAATAACTACTGCTCCATCGACAGTCTGCTCGTAAGGGACATTTAGACGTACCTTAACGCGATTGGTAGGACGAGTTGCCGTTGCACGGCTCATCTCGAGGGATAAGGTTTTGTAGCCAGCGGAGGTCGTGGAATCACGATCCTCATGGTACGCAACCCCGCCCTCAACACGAACCGGAGCAAAGGTGTGGTTAGCCGGCGTCGAGTCGGCAAGAACTATATTAGCAAAAGCAGGCATCAAGCCTCTCCTGTATTTTGGAGAGTATCTGGGTCTGCAGAATCCGTTTGGCAGTAGTCTCTCCCGATTGTATCACACAATTGGAAGACTTGCTCCATGACGTGAGAGCTCCATGCTTCTAGAAAATCGCAAATTAAGCACCCTTCACACTGATAAGAATCAGAAGAAAGAGCGCGCTTGCGAAGTGCAGCAACAAGATCGTTGCTATCACCAAGAAGTACAAAGCTCGTATCGTCGAACGTAAACACGTCCAGGGATTTGATCTGCATAGCAAACACCTCCTAAGGTACTGTGGGACGCCCACAGCGGCGGTACCAGTTTAAGACCGACGGCCATAGAATTCCTTGTAACGATACCAAGGGCCTATGACCGGACGGCGGACAACTGGTTTACAACCACGAACCGCGATGAGTAACGTCAAGGCACGGTATACTTTGTGCCAAGATTGAGACGGATCCCAACGCGGGGCTGATGGAAGGGGAACACTTGTTAGCAGAATTCGCTCATGGGACTTGAAAGAAGTCTTTCCGAGCGAACCTTTCACCGTCTGGCCAAACCTGTTCGGTTTAGCTATCCGGAAATAGGCTGCATATGTTTCCTTAACCGTTCGAGTACCTTTAACGCCTTCCATTAAACGGATGGTGTCAAGGTCAGCGAGATATTGGCCTATTGGGATTCCCCAATCGACCACAAAGGAAAATGGGATTAACTCCCACGCCCAAGTTGACGGGTTTCCTACCGTTAAGGTAGTCTCGTATGGCTTGAGCTCAATCCTTGCGTTCACTCGATGACTAATACTCGCTCTTCGCTGTACATCGGCGTATCCCGACCAAGTAGGCTTATCGAAACCGTATTTAGTAACGGTCTTTGAATAGTCCACTATAATCGGATTCTGCAACCGAAGTCGCAGAGCTTCGTAAGTTGAAAAAACATCTTCAACCAACGGAGCCACACCGAAACTGTACGCCAGCTCGGCCAGAGGCACAGAGCAAAAGCTAAGTCGCGTCCGGAACCTTTTCAGGTTCTTTAGCTTCCCAGCAACTCTGTACATCTGTTGGCCGTAGCGATGGAACATCGTTGCGGTAGCTCGATACTCGGCCAGAGAGTCACCAATACTGGTGAACTGGTCGCGTGCGAACTGTAATAACACGTTCGACCAGGGCACTGTAGGTACAAGACCTGCAGGGACCCCAGTCATCGCGTAGTTATCTGAACCACCGAGTCCTTTATACTGAGTATACACCGGATAATAAATGCGTGGCGGGCATAGTTGGTTAGACCAGCCCGTTTCGCATTCGTCAAACGGTATATGAGACGGTCGATTTCTCCGTCTGTACTGCTTGTTTAAGGCAGTATCAGTCAAAGGATCGGGTTTCACCCGATGCTGCGTGTCGTTATAAACTCTATAATCCTTGGTATACGTGAACGCCACATTACTTCCATAGGTATCCACCCCTGTACAGGGATGGACATAGTGCGTATTCTTATACGCACCATTTACCGAGGTTGATTCTGTAGGCATACACTTCTCCAAGGGGAACGAGGACCATGGCGTAAAGCCGATAGCCAAACGACAGTTTGGTTTAGGTAGGGCCG